TCGACTTCCCGATCATCGTGCCGCCAGGCGTCGGAGAACTTCTGGTTGATCCTCGGGAAGTCGACTGCGGTCCCCGTGGTCGGCTGCAAGGCGACAAGGTTGGTCTGGAGACCGTTGAATCGCTGGTTGACCGTGGAAGTGCCGCCGCCGAACAGGGTCTCCATGGCGCTCGACACTGTCCCCGTCACCACCCCCGCGGCCTGGAAGGCGACGTTCATCCCACTGTCCTGGATGAGCCAGAACTGGCTCAGCGCCCCGGTGTAGGCAGTGTAGCTGACCCCCGCCGGCAGAGCCGACCAGGAGGAGGTCAGGACATCGTTGATATCGTAGCCATACTGGCCGAGGAACTCGAAGGCTTCATCCTGGATGCAATTCAGGAAGGGGGTTGTGCAGACTCCTTGCGGCGGCGTGGAGTAGGTCAAGCTCCTATCGAAGAGGTTGAGACGGGAAGTGGCCTGGTCGATGTAGAAGATCGTGGTGGTCAGGGTCGACTGGTAGGTGGTGTCCCCTGTCCTGAGAGCCTGGGCCTCGACCGCCGCTCCCCTGGCCTCTGCCAGCTCGGAGAGCGCGGTATCGAACCTGGCCTTCGCCCGGATCATGTATTCGGTGCGTGGCAATCCCCGCAGGATGTCCCGCTGGGCATCGTCGCGCTCGGCCGCCGCATTCAAAGTGTAGAAGGTCCCATCGACCAGCTTCTCATCGGCCTCGTCCAGTCCCGTCAGGATCTCTCCGAAGAGAGCAGCGGTATCGGAGGCAGTCTTGGTCGCCACGTTCCCGTTGTGGGTTCTGAGCGCCAGCCTGACCGACAGCCCCGCGAGTCTGAGCTTGTCGATCGAAGTCTTCTCGGCGGCGGTGAATCCCTGGGCAGCGACAAATCGGCTACCAGAGAGGCTGAGCAGTGCGATGATGATGATTGCGGCTTTCTTCATTACTTCTCCAATTCCAAAAAAGTCCCCGACTCAGTTTCAGGCGAGGTGTCAGCTTTCCTTTGCTGAGCCGGGGAGTCCAACCTATATCCATCGGGTGTAATCGAAATTGAGGTTCTTGTAACCTTTGAATCAGCGCATAGGCAGCCTCCCTCTGGGGCAAGATCCAACTGTGGTGGTCCAACGATCAGCACAAAGATAGGACCCTGGACCACGGCTGTCAAGGGGAATTATTTCGGTAATGATTACCGAGTTATCTACAGGTAGTGGTTTATCTTGCGGGGACCACAAGCCAACAAACTCTTGCAATCCTCCGCAGGGAGGCGTAGGCTCAGGATCCTATGGATCGAAGAGAGCAATTACTTGAGAAGCTGAGGAGGAAGCGAAAGAGACTGAAGAAGAGAAGGAAGCGCAGGATCAACCGGGCCCATGCGGCGGGGGGAAGGGTTGCCTCGGCCCGGCTCGCCAAGATCCTGGTCAATCCCACGGGCTCCCATCCTATCACCGCACTCCAGGCCAGGGGTTGCCGGGCCTCGAAAGCCAGATGGCTGCGACATCCCCCTACCTTATCCCCCAGGGACCAGGAGATCCTGGCCGCCTACAATTCAGGGATGCCGGCGCATCAGGTTGAAGCAATCTTCACGCTGACGAAAAGAGAGCTGATTAATTTGCGTTTGAAGGCGACGAGAGTTGAAAAGTGGCGGAGGTTAGCAGCCGAAATCGCCGCTGACCCCCGCCTGATGGATGTCCCCACAACCAAAGCGCCAGGGATCGGAGCAGATTTGCCTGGCCACTTTACGAAAGGTCTCAGCAATGCCAGCAGTCAAGCCGCCTCCGGGATGGTCTACGCAGAAGGGTTCCGAACAGTTGCCGCCATCCCAGGTGGCGAGAAGACCGGAAGCGAGATCGAATCTACCACACATGGGCCAGCCGGAGCAACAGATTCCGCCGGAAGAGATACCCGAATTGGAGGAGCAGGAAGTTCCTGTAGTGGTAGAGGAGATCCTCCCGACAATTCCTGAGCCCGAGGTACAAGATAATACACAATCTGCGCCCCGTGGGATCATCCACCCTATTCCCCTGATTCTTCCGGGGAGAGAAGTCCACATCCTCTCCGGCTCCTCGGGAGCCGGGAAGACTTCCCTGGTGGGTTGGCTCGTCGCGCGGCTACTTAGTGACCAGTCTCTCTTCGGTCATCCCTGCTCTGAGTTACCATTTATTGCATACCTCTCCGGGGACCGGGTCCTCGATGACGCCCTGGAGAAGTTCGACGCTGCCGGGTGGAAGGACGCCGCCTGCTATGGCCTGATCAACGACCACGGCTCCGACGTGGATGCCGCGATTGACCACCTGACTGACCGCAGGAGGGGCAAGAATGCTGCTCCAGGCCCCGACAGGTTCAGTCTGCTCTGGCGTGCGCTGGAGAGCCTGCGGGCGCGCTACTACCCCACCGCCAATCGCCTCCCCGAAGATTCCCTGCTGATCGTGGATGGGATGAGCATGTTCACTGGGATCGAACCAGCGGGGAGCTACCTGAAACAGGTCGCCGCCCCGCTCACCCTGCTCTCCAGGTGGGCCTGGGCCAACAAGTTCACCCTGCTCCTGATCCACCACAGCGGCAAGCAGGTAGGCGACGCCAAGGCCCGATACGTCAGGCCGCAGGATCGGATCCTGGGCTCCATGGCGCTCCAGGGCTTCACGTCGACCCAGATGTTCCTGACCGAGCCCGAGCTGACCGAGTGCCCGGAGCGGGGACTCTACGAGCTGACCATTCGCAGCCACCGGGCCCCGGTGGAGACCAGGAATCTTTGCCGAGACGGCAAGACCGGCGTGTTCCGCTGGGCGGATCCGCTGGTGATGGTGCCACCGCGGAAGGTCCACATCGCCACCGTGGAGGTTCACATCCCGAAGCCGGCGCTAGCCATCCTGGAGCACGTCCCTGCGAACCGGGGACCTATCGCAAAGACCGCTCTCCACTATGCCAGCAAACAGACCAAGCCTACTTTCTACAGGAACCTCGCTATACTGTTGGACGCAAATAAGTTGGAGGAAATAATCCTCGACAATGTGCCTTGTGTCCGGCTCCCATTGGCCCCCGGAGCCGCTGAGTAGATGTCAGGAATTCGGCATATCGTGCAAATGGGGGGAGTAGTGAGACTGGCCCCTGAGACTATATAAGATATAATCGAGTGGGACTGCGTACTGAGACTCCCACCAGTCTCACTTTTCACCCCCCATTTTCTGTCAGGGCCTGAATTTTGACCGAGATTGAGACTGGTATCAGCAGGCTGTATCATGAGGTTAACTCGCGTTGGCTCACTGCGTTAAGTGCTGTCTCAGTGATTTTTCACCTATCTCCCCCGCGCACGTAGCACAGACTCTGCCAAGTTACTTTTTCCCTCCAGTCTCACTGCCTTCCTCGGGGTTATCTACAATCACCACATTGACTTCCTGCCTGCTCCGCGTGCGCTCCCCCTCGACCTTCCAGCCCTTCAGGTGGCGCAGCGCAGCCGACTCAAGCAGCGTGGGGACGTGATCATGGGGGGCCAGGGCGAGACCTTGGTCGGGGACCCACGCGATGATCCCCATGACCAGGACCAGGCCACAGCCTGGGCATGTCCATCGACTGATCTTGGGGTCCCATCCACCCCCTCCCCTCGTCTGGAGGCGGGCGACACGCTGGCAGCGCGGGCAGGCGATCTCGGCCCTGATTATCCGGCCGAAGAATCGGGTGTGGGTGAAATCGCTGAGTTTCAGGAGCACCTCAGTGGCTCCAGGCTCAGGAGTAGCACTCCGGTCCCGCGACCGTCTGGCGGATTTGCAGGCTCAAGGTCACAAGGGACTGGCGCAGGGATTTGGAATGGGGTGTCTGGCCCTGGCTGCTCTCCAGGAGCAGGACCAGGACCAGACAGTCGTCCACGATGGCACGTAGCAGCTCCTGGGAGCCTCCAGGAGCCACGATCGGCGGTCGGCGCGGCCTCGGCATCGGCTCCAGGTCAGTTAGCTGCGCCGAACGCTCTACGGAAGGGGCGCGGAGAGCTAGGATCCGATCCTGGGGGCACCCGCTTGCGTCGTTTGCGGGGCCACTTGAACCACTCGCGCGGCATCTCCAGACACCATGCGATATCCACGCCCTCGATTTTGTTGGTGTACTTGAGTGTGGCGCCCATGGCTAAGAGCTTCTCTGCCTGCCGCTTGCGGTGCGTGTAGACAGTCATCGGCTCCTCGGTGTCGTCAGACCAGCGGACGATGGTCTCCTTCTCAGCCTGGGACAAGGCCATCAGCGCCCTCCCAGGAGCAAGCTGAGCACCCAGAAGGCCAACCCCCAGGCCAGCAGGTTGGTAGCGCGGGATCGGATGACCTCGGCAGCGAAGGCAGCCAAGGCCAGGACCATAAAAATCTGTGGCATACCCATAGCTTGAGACCCTCCTATAGCGCAGAGCTAAAAGGTTTTAGCTCACCGAAATGGTGAAACGGTTCGACTCGACCCCGTCGACCGAGCCCCAGCACTCGAAGCTCTTTCCATCCGAGGCAGGCCAGGACTTGAACTGGACCAGGGAACCGAGAGAGCTGAGCCAGGCGGTTTCCCCGTGGCCAATGGCGTCGGTGTCGTTGGTCTCATAGCCAGGCAGCGGAGCGCCCGTACCAGGATCGGCTCCATGACCCTTGATAAAGCAGTCACCCACATGGGTTTCATTCTTGAAGGCCAAGCCGAAGGCCAGCATGTCGGGGCGCAGGAACTCATGGCCCTCGGCGTCCCTGGAGGTCTTGTCGAGCCAGAACTTCGATCCCCAATTCAGCTTGGAGTCCCCCGCCTGGATGGCGCGAAGATCCTCGTTCGAGTAGAGCCCCATGGGGTTGTCGTCGGTGTACTTCTCGGGGAAACGCTCCTTGGAATACTGGGCTCGGGCGAGGTACAGCGTCACGGTCGTGACCTTGCGCGCGTGAGTCACGGGAACGGGGAAGTGGTCGTCGGGAAAGTTGGGGGCAGGCTGGACGGGGGCCGGGGTCGGCTTCGTGATGGCCACCACCGGGGCCGGAGCCGGCTTGGGATCGTGGTGGAACAGTCCCGCGATCAACCGAAACAGCTCACTGATAATGCTTTGCTTCACCTGGGGATCGTTCAGGATCCCTCCGACGATGCCACCGATCGCACCCACGACGGAAGGGGACTGAGTAGCCATATCGTGCATACCTCCTAGTGTATACCGGAGTGTGTACTGGGGTATCCAGTAGTTATCCACTCTGCGCCGATTATAGAAGGTTTACCGGGCTATACAAACGAAAAAGCCCCCAGGGGATAAATCCCCCAGGGGCAATTCCCTACCACGTCTTCAGCGGTCCTACTCCAGTGGTCCCTACTCCGGCGTCGGATCCGCGAACAGGATCTCAACCTGCGTATCGACATTGTTGAAGAAGATGTCGTGGGCGCCGGTACCCCTGGCAGGATATGCGGCTGCGAAGGCAGCTCTGACCGCAGGATCTGATGGGGTAATGGTGATATCCCCCCAGGGGGCAGCTCCAGGATTGCCTGGCGAGAGCGGAGCCAGGAAGAGGATCTTGAAGCGTCCATCGGGGGTTACGCGGGAGTTGATCCTGATGTTGCGGAGGTTGGAACCCATTTGACAGGGCCCCTTGTCCACGAAGACATGGAAGTTGTTGCCTGAGATCGTCTGGGAATGCGCTGCAACGGTCTCAGTGCAACCACTACTACGGTTGATAACCGCTGAGCCATGGAAATCGCCCAAGGTATCTCCAGGAGGAGGCGGGGGCGGCGGATCCTCGACACAGCTCCACTGCGCCCATTCCTCACAGGTGATACAGCTTGCAGCCTCATCATCCGACCTGCACTTCTTGCTGCACGGGGATGAGTTGCTGCACCCATCCGCGCAGAAAGGAGCCAGGTTGCCCTCCGGGTTGGCGCAATAAGGAGGGCCGGCGAGCGCCTCTCCTGCTCCAGATCCAAGGTAGAAACTTCCAAGTAGGCAGGCAGCGGCAATTGTCCTATTCATTTTTCAGGTGATCTCCTTAACTGGGTTATTCACGACGGTTAAACGGTTTACCCTTGCAAATAGCGACCATTGCAAAGCTTTGCGAACTTTACGACTTTACGTCACAGGATGTCAATGGCTCAAGGTTAGGCGGCTACTGGATAGACTTATCGAATGGACTCGCTCTCCACCTTCTCCACCCACTTCTCCAGCTCCTTCAAGATCGCTTTCTGCTGGGTGTCGATATCGTTGAGGAGATTGAGGAACCAGATGCCGGCGATAATGACGGCCATTTCCTTGAGGAATTCCCAGATCATTTCAGTCTCTCCTGTCCGATCGAAGTCAGGGCGCAGATGACCACTATTGCGACCAGCGCCGCTCTGGCGAGCCAGGCCAGCTCCATGGGGAGGGTCATCCCCTCACCACCTTATCCAGGATCTCATCCGCCGCCACTTCAGCCCTCGTCTTGAACCTCGTTTGATTGATCCGCTGCTCCCATTGCGACTCAGCGCGGAGCGCGACAAGGGCTTCGTAGAGGGCGGTGGCATCATCCAACAACTCATCGGTGTCGAAGTCCCCACCCGTAAATAACGGGTGTTGCCACCACGGTCTAGCCGGCGGCGGACACCCAGCATCCCAACGTTCTCCCGGCGCAAGATTCACCATCTCCCCCCCTCTCCAATCTCCCATTCACTACTGCGTGTGAACTCGCGCCTATCCAGGCTCTTGTGCCCCCTGATCAGCGCGACGTAACCATCCCCGACCTGGAACCCCAGGAACTCCCCGATGTCCCCGCCCACTGCTCCACAATCCCGGCAACGGAACCCACCCAGGGGCGCTCTACCTGGGCGACAACTCCCCCGTAGGATGCAGCGCCCCATCCGGCCAGTGACCGACAGCCTGCGTCCTACCAATGCGGCTAGTAGAACGCAGGCCACCACCGCAACGATCCCCAGGATGCCCACTTATCCTCTGAGCCCTGGGACCGCTAGGAATGCGTGATGCGCTGCCACGCGCGCAGACCCGACCGCGCCATCCGTATGGGAATAAGCCAAGTAGTACCTGGCGCGCTTCCCATATTCTCTGGCCAACGTATGGTCTGGTTGTATCCCAGGATGCAGCCAAAGAGTCTCCGCATCCGCCTCCGAGTCCATCCGAGATTGGCTATCCTTCATTTACTCCCTCCCAATTTATTCGCAGCAAAGTCTAACCACATCGCCTCGTCTTGAACTCGATATAAGTGGATCCCAAACGCTTCCTCTGGCGAAGTACATTCCCTGAAATGATCCAGCTTCGCCTGCGCCGCCGCCTCCAGGTCTTCGCCTTCGACCTCCATCTCTGCGATCATGAGCACCTTCACCACTGCTTTCAAGACAATTCCCTCCTCCCCTGGCTCCCACCGAGGCCCTTATTCACGCTGATCGTCCTCCCCGCCGCCCTCCCCGCTTCCAGGCCCGAGCCACTCCTGGCCCCCCCACTCCCCGCGCTCGACCGGGTGAATTGGCCCGCGATATGCTCATAGAACCTGGCCAACGCATCCCGTTCCTTGTCCAAGACCATCAGCGCCGCTCCCGTATATTCGGCCGCAACCTTCGCCTTCATCTCCCGCAGCCGCTCCCCCACGCCAATCACAGCGCCATGCTTGAAGTCATTCGCCCACGACTTGCCGCCCCGATCAAAGCTGACGATTTGCTGGGCCTGGGCCCGCAGACGTAGCTGCTCCTTGCAAAGCCGCTCAATCTCCCTGCTGATGTAGCTGTAGAGATAGCCCACCACCTGGGCGTTGGACCGGGTGCCGATGATCCTCACTTCGATGCGATCGTAGCAGCGCATCGGTCCCCGCGAAGTCCAGTGGATCAGCCGGCAAGCGTTATGGGTGGCCAGCGTGGAGGCCAGCCGATTCTTCCAGCTCACCAGCTTCCGCCCGCTGAAGATTGGCTCATTCTCCAAGTGGCTCCTGACCGCTTCCTCCGCTGCGCCTTCATCCAGGCTCACCGTTTCAAGCTTGTAGCGCAACATCAGCTCGTTGGCCTTCGCGGCTGCCAAGGCGGCCTCATTCGCATTCGAGTTGTTGCCCGCCAACCGCAGTAGCTTGCGGATCCTATCGAGTACGCTTTCCATATCTCCCATTTTAATCAACCCTCCATAACTACCAACCTATCGCTGTAGGTTGGTAGGCTCGAAGGTTGTTTAATCGTCGTCCGCCAGCTCTCGCTTGCAATGCTCACAGCGATAGCCGGAATCCAGGTAATCCGGGTGATCCTCGTCATAGGCGAAGCAATTGCCTCTAGCGTTAGGGCCATCACCGATAGAGCCGTAACGTGCTAGTGCTTGGATCTGTGTAGGCGTGCAGCGTTTGCAGAAGTCCAAGGGATCATTTGCCGATGTGTAGACTCTCACCTCCACCCCTCCATTTCCTCAGTCGTATCCGGGAATCCGCAGAATGCCCTCTCGCACTCTGCGCCGCAAAATCCTCCGGGGAACTCCTCCTCTTGATCCCTGGAGACGAGATCCCCGCACCATGGGCACTCATTCAGTGGCTCCAACAGGCGGTAGGTGGCCATTATCGTATCGTCCCCTCTTGTGCGACCAAGACTCTGGCATCCGCAACCGCCTGCTTGGCGACCTCGACATCTTCAGGCAGGTGCAACGTGGCGAGTTTACTGACAAGCTCGCGGCATGATTGGAGCCAATACCACCGTTCATTGCTGATGATTGTGGCCATCGCCCTAGCTCCTGACCCAATACTCATCCCCACCGAAGTCCACGCGGAAATAGTCATATTGCAGTTCCCGCGCAGCCCGCTCCCAATCGATGCAGTTATTCGGCCATGTGGACTCTCGATTGATTGCGCCGATATCGTCCGCGAGTTGCATCGCGTACCGCTCGAAGTAGGAATCTCGAATCAGCGTCTCCCCATAGGTCCAGTCCGGCGAGCCCTCGGCTTCCTCCGCCAGGGCCTTCAGGTCTGCCAGCTCTATTGCCTCATCTTCGTCCAGGTGGTTGTATTCATTGTGGCAGCGTGCCGATGGGCACGGATGGCAGTTCATGCACCAGGAAAACCCGCAGGTGCCGCAGGTTGCGATGTCTGGCTTCCTCGATTCCTCGCCATTGAAGCAAGCCTCACAATCGCAGTTCTCCACATGCTCCTTGCAAGTACATTCCAGCTCCTCCCCCTCCTGCTGCTCCGTCAGCTCCTCAATCCTCGCAATCACGTCGCGGCTGTCGATGACATCCTGGCCGCGCAGATCCCCGACGCTAGTTCGCATGGCTCCCCTCCAATTCAGCTCCCGCGAAATGGACAGACTTGAAACCTGGCTCATGGTCGAATTCAACTTCGATCATGGCATCTCCATCGTTGAATTCTCTAAGGATTGTACAGGGTAGAAAGAAGCACTCATTTCTACTGTGCGTTGGACAGTCCCCGTTGCATTCCATCCAAATCCCAGGATGGAACACATAGCTAATTCGCATGGCTCCCCCTATTCAGGCGCTTCAATTGCTGCTCTATCGCAGCCACAGCCCCCACCAACCTGCCGACCACCTTGGCCAGTTCGATCAGCTCCTCTCGGTTGACCATCTCCTCCACTTCTCTTATCGATATCTCCATCTCTCATTTCCTTCCACCGACTTTGATTGCCGGAGAAAGGCCACAGAGACCACCATGGCCGCTGCGCCTTTCCTCGACTATCCATTGTGCTTAAGCCCCGTTGTCGATTAGGGCCACTACAGTTGTAGCTTCCTTTCGCTAGTTATCCTCCCTCTCGTATCCATCGCACGAACAGCACTCGCAAGGCCAATCCTCGCGCCATGTGTCGTGCTCGACTTGTGAATGGCCGCAGAGGCAGCGCGGCATTTAGTTATCCTCCCTCCCTCATCTTCTGCGCCGCTACTCGCTTCGCCGCAGCACACGCCCGGCAGCATCCATGTTCCAGGGCATAGGCGCGCTCGCTCTGGAACCCTGCGACCGGGCGCTTGTTCAACTTGCTGCCACAGTCCCTACAACGCGCGGTCAATTGTCCTCCCTCCCACTCCTCAATCCCAGCAGCCGGCCCAGCCCCACATTGGCCTCCCACCCCGGAGCCACGCCGAGACCCTTGATTGCCCGCGTGAATGCGTTGTGGAGGCCCCAGGCGGTTCTAGGCGCGCAATCGGGCCTGTCCTCGATCCCTGGCCCGAAGTAAGCCGCATGAACGTCATGGAACAGCTTGAGCGGGATCACCTTTTCCACCAGCGCGCGGTAGATTACCGAGCGTGCTTGAATGTCGCTGATCTCATGCGCCTGCAACGTCTCCACGCTGCGGATCAGCTTCCCGCTATGTTCGAGCAGCCGGTCAAAGGTTCCCGCCATCACCTCCTCCAGCTCCAGGCCGATGGTGTGCTTTCGCTTCAAGGCCATCACATCCCCTGACAGCGCCAGGTTATCGCAGACGAACACGCGATTTCCGGCGACCATCTGAAGCGTGAATGACTGATCCGAGGCCGACCGGAACCCGATGGCCATTCCAGTTCCCTCCCCAGGAATCGGGGCCTCCGATCCCTCCCGAATCCCGAGATCCATGGTCCCGAAAAGCCTCCCATTGTCCCGAGTGATTGCGTACTGCTCCTTCATCACGAACAGTCCTCGCGCATCCGCCTCCATCTGGATCGCTTCGACCAGGCGATTAAACCGGATCGGCCGATGCCGACTGCCGAGCACCTCAGGATCCGGCAGGTTGGCCAATGCGTCGCGGCTGATCGGTGCCGCTCCTCCTTTCTTCTCGTCTGCATGTAGCATCATCTGCGCTTGCGCCATTTATCTATCCTCCCATTTAGCTTCGTATTCCGCCTTGAGTCTGAATCGTCGGCATGGGCAACGTAGTATCGAGTTGAATGGGCCGCGGTCAGTTGTCGCACACTCCCCTTTACCGCCGGGAGTATGTGAAGCGCGTACGCATCCACACTTGCACTCGTCTAATTCGTTCTTTTCGCGTTTCGGCATTTGGCTTAGCTCCTCCATGCTACCGCCACAGACGCATACGCATTGTGGCGGTAGACTGTAGGGTTAAGCTACGTATCCCAAAGCCTTGAGCATGTAGCGTCTCAAAGCTTTCTCGACTCGCGTCCTATCGTTGAAGCTACGCGCCCCTTTCCGCTGCTCGTCGGTGGCCTCCTGATCCCACCACGACCCGACCCACCACCACATTGACTTGGAAGCGCCACTCGATTCCAGCGCATTGCGAAGGAGCGACGGGACGAAATAGCCTTCGTCCATATGCGCCTGCAAGTGTGTGCGGTCCTCCATCGCATCGCCTAGCGGTAGCCCTGTCTTGGATTCCTTCATGGTGCAAAACCAGCAGTCCGCACCACTCGGCGCAGGAACCTTGCCGGCTTCCAGCGCATCCATGTATCGCTTGGCGAATGCTGCTATCGCTTTGCGCTCCTTGCGCGTCTTCCCAGGGTCTTCACCAGCTCCGGTAATGGTCCCATCGGCCATCACGCGCATACCATCCTCGAATGCAACCGTCGACCCATTGCGTCCGGTCAACCATACCCCGCGATCCGAATAGATCCGCAGGGGCCCGAACTTGTTTAATCGGTCCTTCGTGGTCCACGTCTGCCAGTTGCCTGCGTAGTATTCGGTACTGCCATCGGGCCAGTATTTCAAGATGTCGGTATTGTGGAGACGCAAGGCTACATGGCCTTCGCGCCTCACCAGCCACGTATTGTTATCGACCTTGCGCCGCTCGATACATCGTCCGGTCAACTGCGCTATCGCTCTTTGGTAATCCATAGCTATCTAGTCCTCCACACTCCCGACAATTCTCCATGTCGGGAGACTGTAGGATTAGGCGCTAATCCGGGCGCTCCCAATCTTTCGGCAAGAATCCACCACCGTCCAACCATTCAACCAAAGCTTCTACATGGTTAAAGAAGTCTGTGCGGTCTGTGCCCGACATATCGTTGCCGAGCCGATACTTCACCAGTAACGTTCTAATTCGATTCAATGCAGTGTTAGGATCCATAGCTATCTAGTCCTCCGAGCCCGCAATGACTCTCCACATTGCGGGACCGCAAGATTAGCGCCCTAGTCTGCCCAGCATTCCCGATACATCCGCCGCAGACCCATTAGACCATCGTGCAACTCCTCCGCCAGTTGTGCCTCGATAATCCGCCGATAGTCCCTATCCGCGTCCACGATGCCGCCCAGGGATACCTGCTCGCCATCCAATTCCACTCTGACCCACAAAACTTCGTGCTCGTGGCTGCGGTAGTGGTCGCATCCAAACCAAGAGCGATATTGTGTCGAGCATTCCTTGATATGCTCGCAACGATCGCACCAGCTCAGATCAGCGTCATCCTCGTATTCCCATTGAAACTCCAGGTCATTATCCCGCGCCCATTGCTCGGCCCTGGCGAGCGCGATAGCGTCTATTGCTATTCTCCCGACAACCCCGCCAATGTTGGCGTGGAAGAATCGGAACGCTTGCTGCAAGTCTTTTGTCATGGTTTCTAGTCCTCCAACCTAGCAGCAACTCTCCATGCTGCTAGGGTGCAAAGCTAGAAATCCTCCAACCGAAACACCCGGTTCCTCCCTTCGTATTCCCGGAATATCTCTCCATCCTGGAATATCACCACGTCTTCACCCGAGCACGCTAGTCGGGAGAACGCAGACCTAAGCCTCGGTTTCGCTGTCCTCCCAGAAGTCCTCTTGCTCTGCCGCTTCCACGTCCGCTTCCTGGCATTCTGCCAGTGCCTTGTCGTATTCCGCTTTGGTCTCGAAAAGCCGACAGCTCACGAAACCTTGGTCAGACTCCCAAACCGCCACGCCAGCCGGACGGGACCGGACTGCATCCATGATGCAATCGTCGCAGTATCCATAAAGTTGTGCCGACTCCACATGCAGACTCTCGCCAAACCGTGGTGATTCAATCCAATCGGTCGTGGGCCCGTCTCCTCCTTCTCCTCCCGTGATATCGTCTCCTCCACCATCCATGACCATTTCCCACGCCAGGAACGTCTCCACGCCTTCCCCTTCGAACTTGCCGGGCCCGATATCGCAATTGCACATGACCTAATCCTCCGGTTTAAACGGGGTGAATTGTGGGAACACGCGAAGGGATACAAGGCCAACCAAGGTATTGCGCTAACCTTGCTTGGCCATTGCTCCCTACGTCTATTCCCTGGGCCCTGGGCCCCTACGCTTCTGCGCTGTAATGCTTGTGGCCACCTTGGTTATAGCAATAGTGGTCGTGCTCGTATTGCTCAAACCGACGCATGTAGTCAAGGCCAGTATGTGGACAATCCAATGGCGTGGCCAGGAACGCGGTTAATGCGTCAGCCAATGCTTCGCGCGCATCATCCATCATCCAAGACGCTCCACCGGGCATACGCTCTACCACTGAGGATAGAATCATCCGATCTGCTGCCCTGTATCCCGGCCGCATTGGCTGCACGTCTGCAAGGATGCGCTGTGCTTCCGCAATCGCCAATCGCTCTTGACTACGCGGAAACCGATGATCGATAGCAGCTCGAAACATCGCGTCTACGCGGGCTAACGGCGTGTCTGTGCGGCTCATGTAGGCTTTCATTGTCTAGTCCTCCAACCTATCGACCACACTCGGCGCATTGGTCGATAGGGTGCGGGATTAGACTGCGCTATGCGTCAAAACCAAACGCTGCCAACACGGCATCCGATGCTCCTGCTTCCCACGGGCCTCTAGCGTCTCTCGAAAGCCTCATCACACAGTCCACAAGTTGCCTGGAAATCATCGGATGAGACCCTGACCTTGATCCCACATGGACACTCCCAAAGCCTCAGCCGGGATCCCGGTCGCTTCCCTTCCGGGATCACCATTGCGCCATGCGGATAGGATCCTATCTCCTTCGCCATGGCGCTCAGCTCTGCCGCCAGGGTATCGCTCGCGGTGGTGGCGGTCCATGGCGCAACTAATCCAACCGCCTTCGCCGCAGCCACGAATGCGCCCTTGTGGCCAGCACCCGGAGTCCCCGCATGGATCAGCTCATGTAGCAGCACGTCCAGAATGCGCGGTCCATCGTCTAGGACTGGCGAGATAAAGATATTCGCGTGCTCGTCTGCCGCCGCTTCAACTGACCAGCATTCCCCGATACGCTTAGCTGCACCGCGTCCTCTGCTACCCTTCGGGAATCCGCAACTAACGCGCCATGGTGGCATGGTCAATCTGGCCATTCCCACGACGTACTTACTGATTAAACGGTTTCCCGCGTCAACTAACCAGCCTTCGCGTGTGTCATGGTGTGCCATTGTCTAGTCCTCCACACTACCAGCGCAGCCACATACGCAATGCGCTGGTAGGTCGCAGGATTAGCCCACGATTGAATCCTTCTGCTTTCCGTTCCATCCCCGTGAGATCCAAGAGCAGCCAGCATTTGGTGCGCCAAAATCGTCTAACGGTTCGGTCCAATCATAGACTCCGATGATTCGCCCTACGTAGTAAGGCGTCCCATCATCGTCTCCCATCGTGAAGAACTCCCCGCTCCCACATTGCAGCTCAGTCAGCCATTGCTCGGCCGCGTCGTGCGGTCCCACTACTCCTCTATCGGAGTCATAGCCTCCAGACTCCGCCAGTAAATCCCTATCGATGATCCAAGCGTATCGTGATTGCATCGCTCTATCCTCCAAGTGAAAACACAAGAAACCCAGCTAACGCGCCCACGTAGCACCATCGATACCACGCAGCACACAACGTCCACGATCATGCTGCGCCTTGCTCTTGTGGCCACGCTAACGGGTTTCCTGTGCTGTCCCCTTGTCCCTACCCTGGCCATAGCGTCTCAGCCGCTTACCAGAGCCGCAGAGTATTCCGTCTGCTGTCTGCCGTGGGAGTCTCCTTTCCGCGAGGCCATGGTCTAACTCTGCCCATGGTGCTAAGCCACCATCCAGCGCCTCCGGTCACTCTCTCCTCGACCCTAGCAGTCTGTCCGACCCTGCTGTATCGTTCGAGCGCCCTTGCGCCTTCCGGCCGCGTCTCCCACTGTCTCCCCACCACAACTAGGGCTTGCTTTTACTGCGTGCCTGTTAGGGTTCCCGTTGCCATGCTGTATCGTTATCCAGCCCTCCCGCGCTTTGGTCCTTCGTGTGATTGGAAGATAGGTCGTGGTCCATGCTTCCGCTATAGATAATTTCCCGATTAGAAAGATAGGGCAATCTCCAGAAACCGGCCCTCGGCCGCAACTGTTACCATTCGTAACGTTTGGCCCGCTGTAGCTCCCTGTTACGAAAGGTAACAACTGTCCTCGATCGATGGCAGAGCTAAGGTGGAGCGTTAGGTATGATACGAAAGGTAACAATTCCAATACCTTGGAGTGTTTGCCTGGCGTTTGGGTAGATCGGTAACACATGGCCAGCGGGTTGGGTAGGGAGATAGACCCGATTCCCGCCTCCATCCCCTGCAACCCGTTGCAGCGCATAGCCTTATGGTGATATCAGGCACTATTCCCGATAGTGGTATGACCAGAGGGCTAAATGGTTGCAACGTAAAGCCTTGTAGCGATATCGGGAGAAGTGCCCGATATGCACCCAATAGGGAGAAGTGCCCGAATTGTGCGATGGGGGTGGGATGGTGGGGGCTGTGGGTGTGGGTCAGGACCGATACATTTTTTATCCCAAAAATCTCCCTTCGACCCTCCTATCCCTATCCTGGACCACGGGATAGCAGAATTGATCGGGAATTCCTGGACTTGACGCGGGGCGGATAATGGGCGTAAGGGGAGGGCGCTGAAGATGGGGAAGACCGTCGATGAAATCAGGGCAGAATTAGAAGCGGAGGGGCGGCGCAACTTGCGGCAGCCGGCGGAGAGGATTGCGGATGCCCTCGAATCCCTGGCAAAGTCACCCCTCAACACGATGCCGACCAGCGAGAGGATCGCCAATGCCCTCGAATCCCTCGTCAAGATCGGGGAGGCCCTCGGGCAGATCGCGGAGGAGGCCCTGTGGAGGATCAAATCCCCAGGCGGATTCAGGGCGACCGCTACCGGGGAAGGCGCTGAGGCTGAGCTGGTAGAGCAGGACGATGCTGATCTTGCGAGGATGGAGCAGGAAGATGCGCGGAGGGAGCTGACGGGGAGGGAGCAATCCCTAGTGGACAACTACAATGAGGAGGATAGGTGAACCGAAGAGAGCTGATCACCACTGCCGCCGCCGCGCTGGCTGCCACCATATATAAGGATGGGGCGGTCCAGGCGGCCACTTCGACAGGCAAACCGCCTACAATCTACAAGTTGCGCTGGGTCTCCACGGCTCCCATCGCCTCGGAGGCTGCGCCGCCGAGCACCCGCTACTGGTGGCCCTCGGACCCTACGCTCAATGACATGTGGCTCGAAGCACTGAAGTCGGGAGGTCGGCAATGATCACCCGCTGGTATAGCGTCGAGGCCCGGATGGCAGTCCTCCTGTTCGCCATCATCTACGCGGCCATCGCCCATCTGGTCGACCTCTGGAAGTGGTGGCGCTGGGAGGGATGGTCGGGGTGGCCGCGATGACCGCGGAAATCGTCGCGGATCCGCGGGTGAGGATCCTCATCGGCTGCCTGGCCTGGATCGGAGTGGTCCGATTGGCAGTCTGGGCGGCCGACAAGTGGGATTCCTGGGGATAATTGCGGTAAAACAGGCGAAATTCGCGGATTTCGGAGGAAAAGTGCCAAAAAGGCCGGATCCAGACATTGCCGAGGAGCAAATCGAGGAGCTGCGGCGCCGAAAACACGAAAATTCGGGAGGCTACCTCAAATATCTAGATATTGTCGAGGTTTTTGGGCCAGGATTCCCGATTTCCCTCGTTTTGGCCCGAAAACTCCTCCCGCCCGACCTCCACATGGAACTTCTGCAATGTGTTGCGAACCAGGAGCTGTTTTTCGACCGAATTGAGGATCTACTCGCGGATTTCCTCGATACGGTAGCGGCCAGTTTGCCCAAGAATGGCGGGGGGCCCAAAACCGTATGATGCGCCGGATATTCTTGCAATGGGCCGGTGCCGCCGCGGTTGCAGCGGTGGTGCAACTGAAGCAGTTCTCCCCCATGGAGATCCCCTTCGCAGGCGGGGTCGAATTGGAGCCCCAGCCTACCGAGGTCTACGAGGAGCGGGTCTCCACTGTCCTGATGGCCCTGGACCAGTGGAACCAGAAGAGGGTGGCGGTGCAAGGGGCCTGCGGCATCGACTACGAGAGCCCATACCATTCCAATCTTCCGGGACTCGCGGCTACAGGACTCCAAGTCTGCGGTCGGGGGACCATCGGCTGCTCCGTCGTCCACCCTGCCTACCACGATGATTTCTACTCCACCGAGCAGTGGGATGAGACTCGGCAGAGGTGGGTGCTGGATTTGAAGCTGCGGGATGGAGAGAAGCGGGAAGTAGTGGATTCGGCGGAGGATCTGGCGAAGAGACTGGATAGGAGGTCAGCGTGGAAGACGCCGGCTTCGCGGAGGGGGTTCTTCGGGAGGGCATTCGCCCAAGGCGATCAATTCGACGGTGAGGGGGGGCTTTAGGTTATGGAGCGTAGGGGATTCATCGGCAAGGTCTTGGGCGGGGTGGCAGCCGCGGTGGGGATCGGGAGGGTGGCCGCCGAGGAGAGTTCCCAGGAGAAGGCTGCCACAACTGTTGGGGTGGACCTGGCGAGGGAGCCTGACAGGCCGGTAATGGTCGTGCCGTTGGGGATGCGATGCCACCAGGCTGATGGCCGCGAATATCGCTATGTCCGCCGTAGCCCCCACGACCATGGGACCCTCTGGGCGGGGAACGTGGTCTATTGGGATTGGGAGGAGGACGCTACTGGTGGGAACTACGTAGTCACTGGCTATCGGCAGCGTGCCTTGAACTACGCCGAGAATCAGGTGGCCGGGTTTACTACCGCCAAGAGCGAACCTGGCGACTACATCTGGATCCAGATTCAAGGGCCGATGAGGTTGCAGACTACCATTCTCGTGGATAAGATCACCTTCAAGGGAGCGCCGCTCGAATGCGATAAGTACACGCCGCAGCGGCCAATGTCCTACACAGATGTGCGGAAGGCTTTGTTGGAGAAGGTGATTAATCATGAGCCCATCTCCCAGCCAGAGCTTCCAGCATTGACCAGCGAGATCCTCTGGAACCTCTACTCCAAGTAGGCCCTAATGGCTAAACCCCCCATCGACAAACCGATCTCCCTCGCCCATCGCAACCAGAGAGTCGAGGAGGCGCTGACCTCCTTGGAGCGCGCCCTCGGTGGCCGCCATTCCCTGATCGCCTCCCTCCTCCAGGCCAACCTCGGGGACTCCGAGAACACCTTCATGGAATTGCTCGCAGACCCACGCAATGACACCGCCAACCTGGCCAAGATCGCAGGGCTCGCGGGGCTCTCGGTCGGGAGGGTGCTACAAATCTTCAAGGAGGCGAAAGGAGCCGAGGCATATGTCCGCTCAATCAATAGGATCTATGATCGGCTGCCCGACATTGCTGGAGATATTGCCGACAGGTCAGTACCAACCACTACCCGATGCGCTCTTTGCCGAGGAACTGGAGTCGTGGATTCTACTACGGGAGCAGCCCAGGTACCTGGAGCCGACCCGGCCAATCTGGTGGCTTGTTGGCCATGTGAAGGGTTAGGCAAAGTGGTAGTGCATCCTGATCTGGAGCGTCAGAAGATCGCCCTCCAGATCGGGGGGGTGCTGAAGAAGGATGGCACCGTGATCATGGGGAACGTGGATGCCCGGTCGGTGGTCAACAACGCCTTCATCCGGTCGACCCCCGATTGGCGCACTGCCACCGACAGGCTGCTCTTTCCCGGCAAGAGCCGAGAAGTGGTGAAGGTGGTGGAGGAAGCGGAGATCGTGGAGAAAGGGGCAGATGAACCCTAAAGAGCCGACAATCACCTACGCCGAGCTGGAGGCTGCTTACGAGTCTTGCATCGCAGCAGAGAAGAAGCCTGATATGTGGATCAAGGATGGCTACATCTACGCCCGCGGATCGAACGGTAGAATTGTCAAGGTACCCGCTTGCCCGTGCCCAACATGCCAGGCGATGCGCGACAAATGAACCCTGAGCTGCGGGTCTGCGATGTCTGCACCCTCGTCTTCCAGGACGCCCGGCTCAAACTCTGCAAATACTGCGGTCTCTGCGGAGCCTGGATGTGCGATAGGTGTCGGGGGAACTGGATGGCCAGGACCATGGCGGCCACCAAGAAAGCCTTCGCGCGATAATGTTCCACAAGACCGTGATCGCGGCGAACCTGGCAAAGCTGGAAGCCGCCTTCCACTTTGAAACCCGCCCCTACTCCATCGAAGAAGTGGAGGAATTCACCCGCGGCCTCCAAGGCGCCGTCGACAAGAAGGGCAATCCCCTCCGCCCCCTGCTCCCCGATGAGGAAATCTTCATCAAGAATGAGCTGATCCTCACCAAGATTGACTACGAATATTGGGCAGAACGCTATAGCACTATCAACGTCGCAGGGCGTGGCTCTGGTAGAATAGTCCCCTTCTTGGACTCCCAGAGGTTCCTCCTCAACCGCATAGGGCAAGTGGAGCTAGACATCCATGAAGGGCGCAGGCATGACGGGATCCTCCTCAACGTCCTGAAGGCCGCGCGCCAAGTCGGCGTCTCCACGATCTCCGAATCCATCGCCGCCCATAAGTTCTCCACCCAGGATTCCCTCTTCGGCCTCATCGCTGCCGGCGTCCCTGATGACTCCGCCTATCTCTTCGGGATGCTGGAGCTATCCCTCTCCAGCCTCCCCTGGTTCCTCCGCCCTGGCGAGAAGGGCCACGTCAAGAATGCGGAGATCGAGTTCGACGGTGGCAGCCATGTGTGGGTGGGGGCCGGGAAGTCCATGAAAGGAGTTGCCGGGGCCAGGGGGAATCTCGCGCGGGGTAAGACGCTCGCCTTCGTCCACTTGACTGAGCTATCGACCTGGGAGGTCCCTGATCAGATTGACTCGGGGCTTTTGCCCACTATGCACCGTCAGGCAGGTCTATTCTCGATTTTCGAGTCAACTGCGAAAGGTCGTGACAATTGGTGGCACCGCCACTGGAGGAAGTGCTCCGGTGGAAAAGACCGATTCACCAACGTCTTTATACCATGGTACGCAGAGCCCAGATACTCCCTCCCCGCACCTGTCGATTGGACTCCGGCCCCCTCTACGGTCGCTCATGGCAACCGCTGCGAAGAGACCTCCCCGCGGTGGTTCGGGAGGATCTTCAGATTGACCAGGGACCAGCTCTACTGGTATGAGTCGACCAGGAGCTACTACGAGAGCCCGGAGAAGGATGACCTTCGCAGCTTCCTCGAAGAATTCGGAGCCGCCGATGACGATGAGTGCTTCCAGCTCAGCGGGAAGGGGATCTTCAAGCCGAAGTTGATCCAGGAGATGGTGGATAGGGCCAGGCCACTGGCGGCGATGGTGGAAGTGAAGCCGATGAAGGAGATCCTATGACCGCTCCGAGTCTGAAGATCCCCAAGGGCTTCGGTTTCAGCCTGGTTCCCAAGGAGGACTGGTTTCATGAGTCGAGACTCTCAGGAGAAGATGAATTTGCCCCCCTCATGGATAGATTGCTCATCTGGCAGCCAAGGTTGCCAGGTTACTCATATGTGGTCAGCGTCGATGTTTCAGGAGGGGTTGGAGCCGACCGTTCCATTATCGATGTTACCCGCGTGGCCACCGTCGTGGAGCCTGATGAGCAGGTTGCCCAATTTGCCACCCGTGAAGTAGACGCCGTCACTCTAGCCTCCTACATCGACCCCATCGGCCGCTACTACCATGACGATGATGGCCAGGAGGCCCTCGCCGCGATAGAGATCAATGGCTCCGGGATAGCGACCCAAGGGGAGCTGCAAAGACACTTTGGATATGCGAATTTCTACATCATGCAGTACGAAAACTCCGCGGATCCCCGGCGGAGGTACACGAGGTCACTAGGGTGGATAACCAATCAGCGTACCCGGCCGCAGATGCTCAGCAGGTACTTCAAGGCTGTTACTACTGTGGATCCCCGGACTGGCTTACCAGACTACATCATCAATTCGCCTATAACGATTGCGGAACTACGCAATTTCCAAGCTCCTCCGGGGATGTCTCTGGCGTATGCGGAAGCAGCGAGTGGGAACGACGATGCAGTTATGGCTGGTGCAATTGCCGCTTACGTCTGCTGGACATTCCATGCGGACTCTGCTGAGCCCCTGAATGAGCAGCGCCACCGCATAGCCGAGGAGAAGGCCCGCCAGGCAGAGCTGGCGGAGAGGATGGAGACGCGCCGGGACTACCAAAATACCGATATTTCCGTAGCAGAGATGCAGGATCCCGATTATAACGAGGAGGAGGGATATTTTAGTGGTGATCAAGAAGGATAGGACAGTAGAAGATGATCCATTCTTCATTGCAGATCCAGAGACATTGCACATGTCTGGTTGCTCCGGTGGGCATGATCCTACAGTAATTGCATGTCTCTCCTGGACCACCCACTCCCAGACAGTGCCGGGCGTGGCGCCGGGACTGGTCCCAGTCTCACCGCGGATGCCCCCTGGTGCCCAACCGATGCCAATCCTGGTCGGGGACACGGTCATCTTCAAGATCCATGACGATCCTCCAGTTTACCGCCCTCTCCTCGTTATCCATGTCGTTAGCCCAACCGAGGTCGATGGCGAACTTTTCCTCAGTTACGCCGTGGACTGGGCCTACGATTGGCCGAAGCAGAATCTCTTCGTCCAGCTCAACGAGACTAATCGCATCCGCCAGATTGGCTCCGCAATGTTCGGAGAGGAGGTCGGCCAATGGCGCCCCCGATGATCGAAATCCCGCCCGATCTCCTGCAAATGTGGGATGAGAGCGGCTTCTCGGTCTACGGCCTGATCGACCTCCTGGGCGGGGAGGAAGGTTTCTATGAGGCCCTCTTCTCCGGCCAGATCCCCGAACCCTGGGCCCTCAAGGCCCGCAATTCCCTGACGCCGAACGAGACGATCCTGGCCAGACTTGCCAGGGTGGAGGCCAAGCTGGATATCCTATTGGAGGCCCTTCGATGAAGTTACAGTTGCAGGTTTCCGAGCAGACCTGGGAAGCCTACTGCGACCACGCTGACCGTATCCATGGGCTCACCAATCAAACTGTCTCCCCCGAGTCCCTGATGGCTGACCAGCTCCAGAGGTTCGCCCACGTCATCCCATCCGACCGCATCGTTGTCCTGGAACCCGCCTCTCGCGCCCGTCTGGAGGAGATCCTGCAAGGTGGCGGCCTGGCCGACGCCAAGGATCTGGTGGCGAAGGTCCAGAACCTCGCCTCCCTGGAGATTGGGAAAGTCGTCGTGGATTTCAGTCCCGCGCAATGGGAGGAGCTTCGCAATCTCGCCAGGCGCAACGCCAAGACGGTGCAGGACGTGGCGGAGGCTACCGTCAGGGGGATGGAATCGATCTTCTTCAATCATCTATCGGGAGGGAATGGGAATGGCTAGTCTGGAAGCGCGCTACAGGGAAGTGCTGACCGATGTTTGCTTATCTTACCAACCAGATCCCAAACGAAACTGGTACGGTTTCCAGTTGTGGCAGATGTGGGTAGATATGCATTGGCTCGGACTGAGGACAAAGTGAGCAACCCCTGGGTCTGCGACACCTGTGGTGTCTCCATGCAAATTGGCGACTGGCCCCTCTGCCCCCATGGCAAAGGCGCTCCCCGCGTCGACCTCCTCGACACTCCATTTGAGGTCCAACACGAAGGCGTCACCTACACCGTCTCCACCCTCTCCGACATCCGCAAGATAGAGCGGGATTCGGAGCGCAAGGCTGCCAACGGAGAAGGCCAGCAAATTTCCTGGCGGGACCTCTCCCAGGATCGCTCCAACCGCGACCGCAATAGCCTCGGAGAAAACCCTCGACAGTCATCGCCAAGGGAGCTAATGTATGACAGTCAGGGGCGCAGGCGGATCAATCCCAAGGCCATCCGCGAAGGAGACCGCTAGTTGGACATCCTAGACTGGTGCGATTGGTACTGCTGGTTGTGGGAGCGCCACCTGGCACAGCTCTGTCCCTGTTCCTGGACATCCGCTCAACGCTGCCCCTGGCAGAGGTAATCAATGGCCACCGAAGAGAAGCTCCTCGACGGCACCATCGGGCCCGCCGCCGAGGGGTTCTTCGCTCCCCAGGACCCCAGGATCCTCGGTTGGATCAAGGAAGCCGGCGAGGAGGGCGAGCGCATCAACGCCTCCGATCCCTCCTTCGACGGTGTCGACAAGAATCAGGCTTTCGTCCTGGGCGAGCAGCAGCGCGGGGGACTCCCGTCCTATGTCCCCGATCTCGTCTTCAACCGGGTGAAGAAGGCCATTCGCACCCACAAGTCGGCGCTGACCGACATCCGCCCCCTCTTCTCCTACAAGTCCAAGTCTCCGAAGAATAAGCGCGCTCTGGATCTCCTCAACGACCTGATCGTCGCCTGGTGGACGAATTCCTTCGCGGACATCGCCCTCTCCGACGCCATTGCCTACGCCACCACCGCCGGCTGCGGCGATGTCATTGTCGAGTACGATCCCAATTTCCTCGACGGCGACAACCATCTGGTCCCCAGGGACTCCCGCGACACGCTCCCCATCCGCCCCTCCCGCGATAGATCCATCCAGACCTGGGAGGGAGTCATCATCCGCGAGGCTCATTCGGTCAACGCCCTCCGCGGCATGTATCCCGAGTACCGCGCTCTCCTCATTCCTTCAGCGTCTGGCAAGAAGGTCTACACCAAGTTCCGCACCAACAAGGGCGCCGAGGGCCCCACGTCCACCCTCGACGGCCTCAAGTCCCCATCCCGCTCCACCTTCACTGGCCTCTCCGACATCATCCTGGACCGCTGCTACATCAATGACCGCTCCATAAATGAGAATCCACATCCGGTCCTGGTCGGGAAGCCAGGGACCAACTGGTCCTACGTCGTCCCCCCGATGCAGCCGCTCTATCCGCGCAAACGCCTCATTTTGGCCACCGACAACGTGATCCTCTACGACGGTCCCAACCCCGATTGGCACGGCATGTACCCCGTCTCCAGGTTGAAGCTCGACCCCTGGCCCTGGGTCTTCCTCGGTCTCGGCCTCACCCACGACCTCCGCCCGGTCCAGCGCGCCATCAACGACACCTTCAACAGCTTCCTCCTCAACTTCCAGCAGCACGCGCAGCCGGGGGCCATTTTCGACGCCAACTCCGCTCCCCAGTCGGTCGTCAACCGTTTCGACCAGCGCAAGCCCAATTTCAAGCTCCGCCTCAAGGCTGGAATGGGCGACGCCTACAAGGCCAACATCCCCCCCGAGCTGCCGGCCTGGGCCATGGGATTCCTCCAGACCCTCCTGGGCCAGTTCGATGACCTCGCAGAGACCGCCAATCTAGCGCAAATGATGCAGCTCCGCCAGATGCCGGGGGCCGATACCATCGAAAGGTACTACGAAGCCTTGACCCCTGGGATCCGTGAAGAGACCAGGATGTTGCAGATGTTCCTCCGCGAAGTCGGGGAGATGATCAAGACCAACATCTTCCAGTATTACTCCCGGTCTCGCAGGATCATGCTCCTGGGCGACGCTGGCGTCTCCCTGGATGACTTCGACTACGATCCCGACACCCTGGTCCCCGCCATGCACCCACAGGACCCCGACTACACTCCCGAGCTGGACTTCAACAAGCCTCGGGATCAGAGGGCCCAGTATTTCCAGAAGCAATTCTCCTTCTACGTCTCCCCTGATTCAGTGGTCGCTCTCCACTCTCAGGACAGGAAGATGATGAACCTCCAACTGTCCCGCATGGGGTATATGGATTATTGGACCCTCATGGAGACGCTGGAGATCCCCAACGTCGGCAG